ATCAATTGAGCCAGCCATTCCAGCAGATCCTTTAGCAAATTCAGAACCGTAGACAAATACTTTTACAGTTACAGAAGAACCTGAAGTAAGTCCTGCAGCTGTAAGTGTAGCGCCTCCGTATGCCAATACAGTAAATGTGTTAGTAGCTACCGCAGAAACGACACCTTTAACTACTTTATCAGCAGTCCAAACAACACCATCATTAGGATGGTTCCCTGCTTCAATAACAGCAACAGTTTGTCCTACTCTAATAGCGTGTCCGTTTTGTGTAATTACACCAGTTGATGTATTAGCACTTGCACCGCTGTATGCGATGTGTAATCTTCCTTGCTCTGACCAAATTATTTGATCTGAAGCAGAAGGAATTTCAGCTCCTACCATTCTTAGAAAAGAAGCTACAGATCTGTTTCCATATCTTTCTACTTCTTTTTCATAAACGTCAGGTAGGAATTGTTGCGCGAATGTACCTCCACCTGATGCAGCATCAAATGTAAGGTAGTTACCCGCGAAAAGCGTTTTTGTTGGGGATGGCGTTAATCCTGCTGGATACGATCCACCCGTTGCAAATAATCCCATTTGTTTTTAATTTTTATTTTTGTTAGTTTCTAAGTTTTATTCTCAATTTAGAACTATCCTCTCCACTAACAGCTCGAACTTTAAATCCAGAATCTGTTGTAATCGCTTCATGAGTACCACGCGGATTCATATCCACGTTTTTAGATTTAGCCATACTAGTTTTAATAGCATCAGCCCGACCTTGCTCATAAAAATGATTAGCAATAGCGTCTGCATTCATAGCTGTAAATAACGCTTTATGATAACCAGTCGCATCTGATATATTATCATCTTTATCAACAAATTTGTTTACAAGATTATTTATATCTGACTGTTTGTCTTTTACATTATTTTTGTCTTTTATATTAAATCTATATTTGCTTTCCCCTACTTTATATTCAAAACCTTTGAAATTTTCGGAAAACAAATTATTTGTTTTATTTTCAAATATAGATCTTCTTTTTTGAGCTATTTTTTGTGTTGATTCTTGTTCTTGGTTATATTTATTGAAGAACTCAACCGCCTCTTTTTGTTTAGGAGTTAACTTAGAGCTTAACTTAACCTCATCGTAATATCTACTCTTCAAACTAGTAAGATTTGATTTAGCTTCTGCAATCGCCTCTTTCATTCTTAATTTTTTTCTTTGAATATTTTTATCATCATCTTCTTCTTCATTATAAGAAAATGAGTCTTCAATTAAAAAATTAATTTCAGTATCGTTTAAATGAGGTTTTGTTTGTTTATAGTGTTCTTTTAAAAGATCTATATCCTCCAAATCCTCATAATTTTTGTTTAATTTAATGTAATCTTCAAGAGTTCCACCTGTTTCTTTCATAAAATCTACTAATTTAGTAACATTTTCAGGGAGTTCCTCTTGATTATTATTTACACTTTCTGTTTCTTCTTTAAGCTTTTCTTCAGCTTCTTTTTCAGTATCTTCTTCACTTTCTGCCTTTTCATCAACTTTTTCTTCTTCCGCCTCTTCAACCTTTTCTAGTACTGGCTCTTCTTTTTGCTCTTCTTCATTTGAGGGCTCTTCTTTTTTGTCTTCTTGTTGTGTTTCTTCTTGTACGGCATCTTGGTCTTTATTTATTTGTGATAAATCTACTTTAATAACGTTATCATCCCCTTCGTCCACAAGTTTTTTCATTGTTTTTGGAGTTGGTGGATTTTCTTGTTCTTTAGAAGTTTCTGCTTTAGCAGTTTCTTCTTTAGGAGTATCACCTTTGTTATCTAGTGTATTCTCCGTTTTAGTTGAGTCCTGTTCTTCAACTTTCTCAACTACTTCTTTTTCTTTTGACATAATAAAATATTATAAAATTAATAAAAATGTTATTTTGGCTCAAAAGCCTCCATATTAAATCCGCTACCCATTGTATCATTTCCAGCAGACTCAAATTGTTGCGATCCCCTTTTATCTTTCCTTTGTTCTATAAGTTCTGATTGTTGGCTCGCTTGTATTCTTGTTCTTTCATCTTTTCTGTCTTCTTTATATTTTTCTTTCTTATCAAGAACACTATTTTCTTTTTCTAAAGTCATTTGATTTAATTGAAATTCAAATTGCATTAATTCTTTCTTTAGTTCTTTTTCTTTTTGTAATTTTTGTAATTCTAACTGGCTCTCCATTTTTAATAGCTCAGATTTTTGATTAGTAATAGCAGCATTTTTTTCTACTTCCATTTTTGCAGCAACTTGTGTATTTTGAGAATTTGCATTAGCTTGAGCCTGTATATTAGCTTGTTGCTTTTGCATATCTGCCGCTTCCTTATTTTTCCTTCTTAATTTTAAAAGCTGGTTTGCTAATTTTAAATTTTTAACTTCTCTAATATCAATAGCATCTTCTAAAAATATTTGGTCCTTTGCTAGTGCTTGTTGAATATTATTTTCTAATAATTGTTTTTCTTCTTCATCGGGTGCTAATTCAATAAATATTCCAAAGTCATGTAAATGCAGTTTAGAGGCCTCCCCTAATGTTCCTACATTGAATCTGCCTAAAGAAGCTACAAAAGCGTCTCTTGTTGGTGCAAATTCAAGAACGTCGGAAATTCTTAAACTTACCGATTCTGCTGTTTTTGCTGTTAAATACAAACTAGATTGTAGTATATGCCTTGTAGCTGTATTTGAATTAGCCGCTGCTAATTTTTGCACCCCAACTAATGCATTTTTATCAGGGGTACTAGCATCTCTTGCTTCGTTTAATCCGGTAACATCTCTTATCATTTGTAGATAATAATTATAAGTATTTATTAAAGAGCCTATTTTATTATTACCACCGTTGGAAGTTAATTCTTGAATAGGAACTTTTCCATGGTTTAAATCCCCATCCTGTGTCATACTTCTGCCAATTACAGAACCGGTTTGGAAAAACATATTTAATGCTTCTTGCGGATTATAATTTGTACCATTACCTAAATCAATTTCTGCTAATCCATCTGCATCTAAATAAACTCCATCTGGAATCATTCTAGCAAGTACTTGTTGTAATTTTAAATGTGTTAATTGAATCATATCAGCAAAACTAGTTATTCTACTAACTAATGATTCGATTTTACCTTTATAAATTCTAGGAGAAACAATATTGTAATTTAACCAAGCTTTAGTCCCATCTGCTTTAGGTCTAATCATATTTTTTGATTTAGCCCATTTTAGTAATTTATTTTTACCTAAAATATAAACACCATCATATACTGTCTCTAAAGATCTCCCTTCTTTAATAAATAATTCACTTTCTTCTGGATTGAATTGATCACTTTTTTCAATAGCTTTTTCGCCTCCAGAAGCTGTTGTCTTAATTTTATAAACTTCATTATTAAAAGTTTTAAAATTAAAATATAATACTTGAATAGTATTGGCATCTAATACAGCATCCTCATTTATATATCTATTATGCGAAGCAGAGGTTTGTACGCCTTGCTGCGAAATTTCCTTTAATTCATCTTTTGTCATATAAGGAAACTCCTGCATCAAATCATTTATATTAACACTTTTAACTTCCCCAACATAATAAATATCATCAAAATAAGGCGAATCTGTATAAGAATAAACCATATTTGCTGGATCACAATATTCTATTTTAATACCTTGCGTTGTAGTAAAAGTATTTTTTACACATCCAATACCTAAGACAGTAAGATCATAATTTATTCTTTTTTTAGTTAAATCAAAATTATTATCTTCAAAAATATAATTAATAGCTTGTTCTTCAGCTATTTCCACAGATTGTTTATAATCTAATTGCATGTGAAGAGCGAGATCTTCTGGGGTATCTGGAATTGCATCAGGATCATTAGCTAGTGTATTAACACCTAAGGTATTTTGTATATTTCCAGCAAAGTCTTTTATTGCCATATCTCTTAATAGAGATTCTACATATTGAGTTCTTTCTGCTATTGATGAAGGGTCTTGCGAAAATGCTTTAATATCATAAAGCCTATCTGACATACCATTAACTACTATATCTACAAATTTAGGAATAATAGGAACAGGCTTCCAGTCTAAATTTAAATAAGATAAATCCCCATTTATAGATAATTCATCTTTATATTTTTTTACAGATTGTTCGCCTCTTGCGTATAATCTTAATCTATGATATTCATCCCTATTAGAATAAAATCTAGTTGATCCAGAATCTCTTTTGAACCACTCATGCTCAATAGCACGAGCTACTTTCAAACCGTATTCTTGACTCGCTTTTTCTTGGTCACTAGCTATTTGACTAGGAAAAGAACTTTTTAATATTGTTTCTGCCATGCTATCTAATTATTTGCGAATGCACTCCTTTATTGTTAAATTTTGAAATTTTAAGATCTAATGTGGGTTTTTCATATTTTGGTCTAGGGTGATATAAATGTCTATTGCAAGCCATAATGGCTAAACCGGAACTAATCGAAGCATCATATTTTGTTCTTTTATTTATATCGAATCTTGCCCAATCATTAAGTGTTTTATTGAAATATATATTTCCAGCCCCATCATTTTGTAGGCCAACATGCTTTTCTATATATGTCTCTATTGCAGCTGCGTGGGCTTGTTTTACATCTTCTGATGTATTTGGTATTCCTCCAATTTCTTTTTCTGTAACAGATAATTTATTACTTAACTTATCAGGGCGATTCATTGAGAACCCTCTATACCCTCTCCTCTTTAAATAATATAATAATCTAGGTTTATTATTCTCAGCTAAAATTGGCATTGCATAATAAGCTAAAGCCATTAAGACATCTTCAAAAAATATTTCAGCTGTTTGTGGCCTAGCTATATATTCTAAAAAGAATGTATTTGGTGGAACATTCTCCATAGAGAATTTTGTTAATCCGTGTAAAGCCCCTTTAGAGCCAATACCGTCAGTAGTACCTGATATATCATATGAGTCACATCCAAAAGCGCCCATATGCTCATTCCCTGGATACCTTATACCATTTTTTACTATAATATTATTTTGTAAAGCAGACTCAGGGGTCCATGCAATTAAAAATCTACCGTTCTGAGATGGATGAAAAATAACCCTTGTGTCTTTTATTCCATTCTCCCAAACAAAAGAACCTTTTGTTATTATTCCTTTTCTAATAAGATCTTCATTCCAATCTATTTGTTCATATATTTTTGTTAAATTGAATATGCTATTATTAGCCTCATCCCTAAATGCGTGCTCTTCTGTTCTTGGGAATTGTCTATAATATTCATTTAAACCATCAGAATCGTGTTTTAATCCCTCAACTTCATTTTCCCAAAACTCTATAACCCCGGTGTCAATAAATTCTTCATCGTTTCCAAGCGTCGGTTTTTCCGGCGTATTAAAGACAGGGTGTCCATAAGAATCAATGTATCCTTCGTAATTCCATTCCATAGGTACGAACAAACTATATAGTCCCGTGCTAGTTTGTCCATTACGATTTCTTTTTGTGACGTCTGAATCATTATATAGTTTTTTAAAATTATCGCCTCCTTTATCAAGTGCATTAGAAGTAGACCCCATCATACACTTTCCAATTATTTTTCTTCCTAATCTTAACGTCGTTTTCGTAACCCGCCAGTTGTTGAGGATGTTGTCGGGCCTCTCCCATTTGCCGGATTCGTCGTGGGCAAGGAGTTGTAACTTCTCCCCATCGTAGGAGTTGTCCCCGGTGTTCTTCCAATCGATGGTTGTATCCAACCCCTGGAGTTCCTTTTCAAGGGCTGTACTAGTTTCCAATTTCTTTCTGGTAAGTTTCGAGGCAGGGACTCTATACGCGAGTTCCGTCTTGGGGCGGTCCATACCGTCCTGGATCGGTTTGAAAAAGAAGGGATAGTTAACTGATATTGGTACCACTTTGTCAGTAAACATTTTCTTCGCATCAGCTCCAGTTTTAGATAATATTCCATATCGTGAATC